TATGGGCGAAGATAACAAGGCGGTATCATATGCCGACCTTGCACGAGGCAGCGGGTTTGAACCTATCCAGAAAATTGGAGTGAACCCAATGACACTCAAAGCATTGGTCAGGGAACGACTTGAATCTGGACAAGACGTTCCTGCCGACCTATTTAAACCGTTTGCAGGTAACCAAACAAAAATAACAAGAAGATAAGGAGAAACGAGAAAATGGAAACGAGTAACGAGAAACAAATAGTAACAAAAAAGGCAACAGGCCTACCATCAGCTTCATTATTTGAAGCAGATGCACACTTAGGTTTTGAGAATGTGAAGACAGAATCACTGGCTCCACCAATCTTAAAACTATTACAAAACGGTTCAGCGGAAGCACAAAAACGTAATCAAAATTATGTTGAAGGTGCAGAACCTGGAATGTTTTTAAATACTGTTACGAAACAGTTATACAAAGGTGACAAAGGAATAAATGTAATTCCTTGTTATTATAAATTGGAATACCAAGAATGGTCCGATTATGGAACAGGTTCAGGTAGACCAGAAATGATTTATCCTGATACTTCAGACATTTTAGATAAAACAACTAAAGGTCCTGATGGTAAAGATAGATTACAAAACGGAAACTACATATTAACTGTAGGTCAACATTTTGTAATTATATTAGGAGATAAGGGTTCAGAAACTGCTATGATATCTATGAGTTCATCTCAAGGTAAAATTAGTAGAAAATGGAATTCTATGATGAAATCAATAGTGTTGGATGGTAAAAATGGTCCATACACTCCACCTTCATTCAGTCATATTTATAAATTATCTTCTGTATTAAATACAGGTAAAGGTAATCAATGGTATGGTTGGAATGTTGCAAAAGTAGGTTTAGTAGAAGATGCGGCTATGTATGAAAGAGCCAAAAAATTCTATAGCTCTTTTGCAAACAGATAACTTTCATTTGTTTGTCCTAACAAGAGATGAAAATGCAGGCGATCGAAAGATCGCCTGTACGGCTAAAATGAAAGATAGATATGATAGAAATAAAAAAATATAAAAATATATTTGAAGGATCATACAATGCATATGGTCAAACTAGAAAAACAGAAGAATATGATGAAAGAGGTAAACACAAAACCAAATCAGTCATAACTAAACAACCTGTAACAGATCAAATGTGGGCAGATCATTTATTAGGATCTGATCCTGCACTAGGAATAATTCCAATTAATGAAGACAGTAAATGTAAATGGGCTTGTATAGACATAGATGTTTACAATTTAAATCACAAAGAATTAATAGATAAAATTAAAATAAATAAATTACCTTTAGTAGTATTTAGATCAAAGTCTGGAGGTGCACACGTATTTTTATTTACAAAAGAATTTACACCTGCAGCATTGTTTAGAAATAAATTAAAAGACATTGCAGCGATGTTAGGTTATGCGCGATCAGAAATATTTCCAAAACAAAATCATATTAATAAAGACAGAGGAGATGTAGGTAGTTTCTTAAACTTACCTTATCACAATGTAAATCAAACATTGCGTTATGCTTTTAAAGAAGATGGCAGTGCAATGAGTATAGATGAATTTTTTAATTATTATGATCAAATAGTTTTAACAGAAGAAGAATTGGTAGAACTAAAAATTAAAGAAGATAAACCTGAAGATAATGATTTATTAAAAGGTGCTCCACCTTGTTTAAGAATGTTAGCACAAGAGGGAATACCAAATGGACAAAGAAATAATGCGATGTATAATTTTGGTGTGTACGTTAAAAAAAGATTTCCTGATAATTGGGATACTAAAATATTTAATTATAATGATAAGTATTGCCAACCACCTTTAGATAAAAAAGAAGTAGACATATTAATTAAATCAATAACTGGAAAAGAATATCAATACAAATGTAAAGATGAACCTATTGCATCTTTTTGTAATTCTAAAAAATGTATTAAACAAGAATTTGGTGTAGGTGATGATTTTTCTCCTGGACTAGAAATAAAAGAAATACAAAAATATACATCTAATCCACCTATATATTATGTAACTGTTGGTGAAGGTATGGTTGAAGTTAGTGGTGCTGATCTACACGAACCAGATAAATTTTCTTTAAAATGTTTAGAACAAATTAATCAATCAATGTTACCAGTTGCAAAATTAATATGGAGAAAACAAATTAATAAACTATTACAAGAGTCCATACCAATAGAAGCACCAGAAGTATTAAAAACTGATAATCAATTAAAAGAATTGTTAATCGAATTTATATCAAGAGCAAATGGCAAAAAGAAAGAAGACATTAAAAGAGGAATACCATTTACAGAAAATGGAACAAGTTATTTTAAATTTAAATCTTTTTGGAATTTCTTATTAAGAAGTAAATCTTGGAATATTAAATATGAAGCAACGATGAGAATGTTAGAAACATTATTTGGTGCAAAGGAAGAGATATCAAACTTAGAAGGTAAAAATACAAGACATCTAATAATCAAACAATTGGAAATAGATAAACCAATTGTTAGAAAGGATAAGATTAAAGATGTTCCATTCAATTAGAACAATTATACCTGGTCCACCTGGAACAGGAAAAACTTTTACCTTAACAAAATATTTAGAAAAAGAATTAAAAGAATATAAAACTGATCCAAAAAAGATAGCTTACATATCATTTAGTAATGCTGCAGCAAATGAAGCGCAAAGAAGAATTACTGATAATTTATTTCACATAGGCACAATGCATTCATTAGGAAGTAATGCATTAGGAATTAATACACAAACACAATTATTAAAAGGAAGTAAATGGAATAACTTTAAAAATTATTCTCAAGTATGTAGAGATTTATCATTTGAATCTAGAACAAATGAATTTGGTTATGTTGAATATACAAACCCACATATGAAAATTATTGAGTATGCTAGGTCACGTCAAATAGATATTGAAGAGGCGGCAATACAATTAGATTTACATCAAACGGTTGAAATTAGTTTAACTGAATTAATAGCATCACATCTACAAACATATAAAGAACATACAGGAATGGTTGAGTATTATGATATGATTGCACAATTCATTGAGAAGAAAGTTTGTCCTGAATTAGATGTAGTATTTTTAGATGAAGCACAAGATTTAAGTCCTTTGCAATGGAAAATGTTTTTTTACATTGAATCAAAATGTAAACGTTCATACATTGCAGGTGATGACGATCAAACCATTTATACATTTCAAGGAGCAGATCCTAGTATCTTTATTAATTTAAAAGGTACAATGGACCCACAAGTACAGTCAAGGAGAGTTCCTAGAAAAATACATAAGTTAGCTGAATCTATATTTCCATATATGTCTGAACGTTTAACTAAAGAGTGGAAAGCTAGAGATGCAGAAGGAAATATTTATGAGGATATGGCATTAGAAGATTTAAATCTATCTAAGGGTAAATGGATGATATTGGCTAGAACTAATAAAATGTTAGATCAAATTAAAGAATATTTATATAGTTTAAATTTAAGATTTGAAGCTAAGACTCAAGACATATTGCCTAGTGAAATGGTAAATGCATATAGAGTTTGGGATAGATTAAATAAAGGTGCAAGGGTAAATAAACAAGACGTAAAAGATTTATGGCAATATTTAAAAACTGAACTGCACGTGGCAAGAGGTTTTAAAAATGAAAAAAAACTAGATTCTATTATATCGGTTGATATGGAAGAACTTAGAGAACAATACGGGTTGCGAGCGACGGGGAGCTGGGAGCATTTAAATTTTCCAGAAGAAAGTAAAACATATATAAAAAATTTATTAGAATCAGGTGATGATCTTATGAAAGAACCAAGAATAAAAATTTCTACAATACATAGCGTTAAAGGAGAAGAAGCAGATAATGTTGCTTTATATACAGATCTAGAAAGAGTCATATATGAATCAGCTTTAAAGAATCCTGATCCAGAACACAGAACATTTTTTGTAGGAATAACCAGAGCAAAAGAAAACTTATATCTGATGCAGTCAACATCAGATTATCAATACAACATAGGAGGACCCATAGTATGATATCACAAGACGATTTTGACAAAGTTTTTCCGCAAGACAAACAAATAGGCGGGAGTCATTATAAAACTTTTCACATTCAACCATATGAATTTATATCTAAAAACAATCTCAGCTTCTTCCAGGGGAACGTTGTGAAGTATGTTTGCAGATACCAAAATAAAAATGGAATAGAGGACTTAGAAAAAATAATTCACTATTGTGAACTAGAGATAAAAAAGATAAAAGATATGAAAAGGAAGAAATAATGGCAAGATATATAGATATGTGGTTTATTTCAATGTTGGCTTGGCTTTACTTAATGAAATTTCAAAAATTTATTTGGAGCATATTATGATATTTGAACCACAACGAGAATGGAATTGTCCTGAAGAATTTCCAGATTTAAGTAATGCAAAACATATTGCAATTGACTTAGAAACTAAAGATACTGAATTAAGATCTAGAGGATCAGGAGCAATACAAGGAAGAGGTGAGATAGTTGGTATTGCTGTAGCTGTAGAAGGTTGGAAAGGTTATTATCCAATAGCACACGAGGGTGGTGGTAACATAGATAAAAGAACAGTTTTAGAATGGTTTAAAAAAGTTTGTGCAACTGATGCAGTAAAAATATTTCATAATGCAATGTACGATGTGTGTTGGATTAAATCGTATGGAATACAAATCAATGGACACATTATTGATACAATGGTTATGGCATCTTTAATTGATGAGAATAGATTATCTTATACATTAAATAGTATTGCATTTGAATATTTAAGAGAAGTTAAAGATGAAAAAGCTTTAAAAGAAGCTGCAGAATCTTTTGGTATAGATGCTAAAAAAGAAATGTATAAACTTCCTGCAATGTTTGTAGGTAACTATGCAGAAAAAGATGCTCAATTAACTTTAGAATTATTTAAAACTTTATCTAGGGAAATATCAAAACAAAACTTAATAGAAATATTTAATTTAGAAACACAATTATTTCCTTGTTTAATTGATATGAAATTTAAGGGCGTGAGGGTAGATGTTGAAAAAGCTCATCAATTAAAAAAAGAATTAAGCACAGAAGAAGAAAGATTAATCCAAGAAGTAAAAAAAGAAACAGGAATAGAACCTCAGTTATGGGCTGCCAGAAGTATTGCACAAGTTTTTGATAAAATTGGTTTACCTTATGAAAGAAC